TGCTCGCCATCATCGCGGTCAGCATCGCCGCGGCGTTCGTGCGGTGGGTGCTGCTGTGACGCTCACGAACGAGCAGCGAGCTCGCATCGGGGGCCTCGCGCTCTACCGCTCGCGCGGGAAGAGCCGCAGAGAGCGGTCGCGCTACATGAGCGAACTGGCGAAGCACGGCTGGGAAACCGGCGCTATCACGGCGCGCCCGGCCCAGCCCACCTACGACGAAATGATGCTCACTGCCGCGGGGCGAAGGGCCCAGGCGCGCATCGCCCGAGAACTACGGGAGCCAGCGGGGGCCAACCGCCGTCGCTTGCCGGGCCGCTTCGAGCGGTAACGAACAAAAGCCCCCGAGTCGCATTCGGGGGCCCAATCCCTAAAAGGAGGTTAGGGACAGATGCAGGATAGCACGACGTTCACACCTGACGAGCTGGCCAGCCTCGAAGCGCTGCGCGAGCGCCACGTGCGCGAGCGGGTCTGGAAGCGCCTTGAGCCGCGCGTGTTCGACGCCGCGCGCCACAAGCGCGAGAACCGGCGCTGCAGCTCATGCCTGGTCAAGACCTACGCAGAAGACATGGCGTTCGGGCTCTGCCCGGCGTGCGTCAGCGAGATGCGGCGCAAGGAGCGCTGGTGCGAGCAGCACGGCGTTCTGCCGGTCCGGGTCATGTGGCTCGACCGCGCGCGGGATGAGTACGAGCTGGTCGTGATGGCATGCCCGATCTGCGCGCTTCTGGGGGTGGCGTGATGGCTGAGCACACACCGGCGCCGTGGGCAGCTGGCATGACCACGCTCTTTCGCTCCCACGCCGACGAGGTGATCCACATCCTCTCGCGCTGCACCGAGGCGGAGCCCTGCCGGGTGTGCGCGCCGATTGACGCGCCGGAATCTCCAGTCCGGCTGACTGAGTGCGGGAGCGAGCGCCATCTCGCTCTCGTCACACCCGACGACCAGCGCGAGCCGCGCATGACCTACGTCTGTGAGTGCCACGGCGCGCGGCACGAAGTGGAGATCGCGTGATGGCGGAGCTACTCGACATCGGCTTCCGGCTGTTCCTCGTGGGCGCAACGGCGGTGCTGTTGCACGCGGTGCTGTTCGGCTGGGGCTATGGCGGGAAGAACGACGAATGAGTAGACCAATGGCGCGGCAATACGAGCACGTGATCACCGGGGTTGATGCCGGCGGAAATGTGGTTACCAAGGGCACTGAGGTACGACGTAGCGTCGTTTGCCCTGTTCATCACAAGTCCACTGAACTCTTCCTCGGAGTGAACTCGCTCGGCTGGATTTTCCGCTGCTCAGGCGGGCGGATCAGCCGGTTTGCGGAGCTGACCGACCCCCACTCATTCGTGGCGGAGCCGCCCAAGGAGGCGACCGAATGACCACCTATTCAGGCGCCGGTTCGCAGGGGGCCGGGGGTAGCGAGCCGAGCTCTCTGATCATCCCTCCGGCCCTCACCTCTGACTGCCAGGACTGCGGGTGCCGCTACCAGTGGCACGGCGCGGGCAGCTCCATGGCCTGCAACTGGTGCGGCTGCCGCGCCTACATCCCCCTTTTTTCACCACAGGCGATTGATGGAAACGCGAGGCGGAAGGCCCCCACTGCAAGGAGCACGCAATGACCCGAACCCCGAGCGAGATTGACCACCTGTCACAGTCATCGATCAAGACGTTCCTCGACTGCGAACGCATGTGGGCCGCGTTCTACCTGGACGAACTGCCCCGGCGACCGGGGGTCGCGCTGCTTAAAGGCTCGGCAGTGGACAAGGTGGCTGAGCATAACTGGCGCCTTCGCATGGACGGATACGACACCATTGAACTCGAAGAAGCGAAGCACCTCGCGGAAGACTTCTTCCGCAACGAAGTGGACCGCGCGGGCGGGCGTGGAGAAGTGGACTGGGGGAACGACACCTTCCCGGGCGCGCTGGACTCCAGTGTGCGCATGGCGGAGCGCCACATGAAGGACCACGCGCCGCTCATCACCCCCACCGCAGTTCAGAAGAAGCTTTCACGCCGTCTGCCGGATGGCCGGCAGGTCATCGGATTCCTCGACGCAGTTGATGAGAATGGTAACGCGGTGGACGTGAAGACGGGTGGACGTGCGCTCAACCAGGAAGATGCGAACCGCGACCTGCAACCCACCGCCTACAACTGGCTGCTCAACAACCCGGGCCGCTTCCGCTACTTCCGGGTCATTGACAGCGGCCGTTCGCCGGTGCGCTCCGAGGTCGTGGAGACGTACCGAGGCGAACGGGCGCTGTCGTGGTTCGAGACGCTGGCCACGAATACGAGCAAGCGCATCGATGCGGGCGACTACATCACCCGCCCTGGTTGGCACTGCCGCTTCTGTCCCCTCCGGGACACCTGCGTGGATGCACTCATTTCGGATGGCGACCGCTAACAGCCAAGGAGGATTCAGTCAGTGAGTTGGGGTAGCTATACCAAAGAGGCAGAGGTCGGCGGCTCCGGTGAATGGCCGGAAGTCGCTGACGACCTGTACGACGCTCGTGTCATGGACGTGAGCGACCCGAAAACCGGGCCTGACACGTTCAACCCGGGCAAGGAAAAGACGGACTTCTACATCACGTGGGAGCTACTCAGCGGCGAGGCCGAAGGGGTCACGCTGCGCCAGTACATCACCCTGCCCGAGGGCTTCCTCGGGGATGGGTACCTCTCGGAGAAGTCGAACCTGTTCAAGGTCATGGATGCGCTCGGCTTCGACCTCAACGGGCGCTTCACCGTGGACCCGCCGACGTGGATCGACATGCGAGCACGGGTCATGGTCGAAAACAAGCCAAACAAGGATGGCGAACTGCGCCCCCGGATCACCTCGGTGAAACCTGCCCGCCGCACAGCAGCAGCCAAGCAGAAGCGCGAGCCGGTGGGTGCGGGGGCGAAGGCCCAGGGAGCCGGTCTGCGCCAGCGTCTCGCCGGTGAAGACGAATGGGAGGGCGATGACTAGCCCTCTCTATTGAAAAGGGGTCGGGGGAGGCTACTCATTAGTTGCCTATACGACTCCGGTTAGAGCCGGAACCCCTCTCCCCCCACCCCCCAACGGGACGGCGAGCGCCGCACTGCTCGCCCTCTCGTTGCCGTGACGCAGGGCCACTGGTACCTCCCGGGTAACCAAACGCGCCTCAGCCTTCCGTCACGGCAACGAGGGAAAACACGACAACCAACTGATGTGGGGAGGCATCTGTGGCTGGATGGCATGACTATGTGCGGGAAGTCAGACCGACCGTCTTCTCGTTCCAGCGCTGCGATCACCCCACTCCCGTTCTGGCCAAAATCCGCACCGTACGGGGGCATTGGCAGGTCAAGTGGTGGTGCTTCAGGTGTAGCCGCGGAACTTCTGGCGCCGTCAGGCAAGAAGGTATCGACATCGAAGCGCTGCCCATGGCACGCGACAACGGCACGCCAGAACGGCAAGAACAGTGGAAAGAGCCGTGCGCTCGTTGTGGGGAATTGGCCTTTTGTGACTGGCACCACTGGGCGCCACGGCATCTGTTCGGTAGCGACGCTGACTCGTGGCCCATGGCGCTCCTCTGCCGCCCCTGCCACATGGAATGGCATCGCACTGTTACTCCCAACATGCATCGGAAGGCCAGCCGTGATGCCTGAGCGGGAGGCGCACGTGGAATTCCACCTGCCCATCATGGACCTTCCCCAATGGGTCATCTGGCGCTATGAGCAGCGCGCCGGCAAAGAGAAGCCCACGAAGGTGCCCTACCAGCCGCGGCGCCCGGGCCTCAAAGCAGCCTCGACCCGCGCTCACGAATGGGGCACTTATGGCGAGGCGATTGAAGCTGCAGCCACAGCGGACGGCGTGGGCTTCGTCTTCGCCCGGGGCGACGGCTATGTCGGCGTAGACCTGGACGATTGCCGCAACCCGCAGACAGGAAAGCTCAAGGCGTGGGCACGCGACATCATCGACCGCTTGCCCTCCTACGCGGAGATCTCCCCGTCCGGCCGCGGCGTCCATATCTATGCCCGCGGCCACTTGCCCGAGGGAGGGCGCAAAGTCGGGCCGGTCGAGATCTATGACCAGGGCCGCTACTTCACCTTCACCGGCCAGCCGCTCCCGGGCAGCCCGCTCGATATAGCGGAACAGCAGGACGCGATCGAGACACTGTACGCGGAGCTCGCCCCGGAAGAACCGCCTACCGCGCACAACGACGGGCCACCAGAACCGCTGCGACTAGACGACGCAGAAGTCATCCGCCGTGCAATGGGCGCGAAGAACGGGGATAAATTCCGGCGCCTCTGGCAGGGCGATATCGGCGGCTACCCGTCACAGAGTGAGGCGGAGATGGCACTGGCGTCGATGCTGGCGTTTTGGGTCGGGCGAGACCAGGCGGCCATCGACCGGCTCATGCGCCAGTCGGGGCTCTATCGCCCCAAGTGGGATGAGAAGCACTTCACGGACGGCCGCACCTACGGGCAGGCCACCGCGGCGCGGGCGGCCAGCACGACGGCAGAGACCTTTGGCACACGCCAACACGTAGGGCAGATCATCCAGCGCGTCGCAACGCCAGACCAGGTGGACCCGGAGACCGGGGAGATCATCGAACTCACCGGCCGCGAACTGCTTGGACAAGCGATCCGCGACGGCGTGCCTGACGTGCAGTGGTGGGTCGAGCCGGTGGTAGTCCACGGGCGCATCCACATGGTTTACGGAGAGCCAGAGAGTGGGAAGACCATCCTCGTGCTGGCGTGGGTCCTCGACATCATCGCTCGCGGGAATGATGTTCTCTTCATTGATGAGGAGTCAGGCATTGCGGCCGTCGCAGGCCTGCTCAAATCGATGCATGCGGACCCGGAGACGGTGGACAGGCATGTCCACTACTTCCCCTTCCCGGGCATCGACAAAGACCGCTACGCGGCGCTCCTGGCCTATGCGGATCGCCTCTCGCCAGCGCTCTGTGTGTTCGACTCACTGACCGACATGCTCGCCGTTGCGGGCCTTGATGAGAACAGCGGTATCGAAGTCACCAGTTGGATGCTCGGGGTAGCGCAGGCTCTCGCACGGCGCACGTATCAGCCGGGCGTAGTGCTCATTGACCACGTGACGAAAGACACGTCCAACGTCAAATACAGCGTCGCCTCGCGGGCGAAAAAGGCGAAGTCCGACGTCCTCTGGTACATCGAAAAGAAGGATGACTTCGACCAGTCAAAGACGGCCCACGTGGAGATCCACAGGCACAAGAACCGCCCCGGCGTGCTCCCTAAAAAGCTGACCTATGTGATGGGGGGAGAGGACGGCCGGCTGATCTGCGAACCCTTTGACCCATCACGCCACGCAATACTTTCGTGGCCCATCGGCGCACGCCGGATGCTCGATTACATCATTGAAAACGGGGGCGAAGCCCCCACCCGGGACATCGCCAGGGTGTTCGCGGTGAGCCGTGAAACGGTCGGAAAGTGGGGCAAGTGGCTGCTGGCAGGAGGCTATGTGGAGCGCTTTGGGGAAAGCGTCGCAGCCGGTTTTCGTGCTTCGGATAGGGGGTGGGAAAGCGTCAACCCTGACGCAAAAAGCGTCAACCCTGACGCTGCCATTGCGTCAGGTAAAGCGTCAGATCTGGCCCCCTCTTATAGGGGCCATCTGACGCTTTTCCGCGATGGTGACGAAAGCCTCGCAACGGCATCTCAGGAGGATGACCTGTGGAACTAGGAAAAGCGCGGTCGGAGCAACTCACCTACCACTGGCAGGGGGCAGTGGAGGCCATGTGCGCCCTTATCCGGGGAGAGGCCCAGATCAAGGACTGGAGCTACCGCCCGCCTACCTCCGATGACTGGCGCGAGTGGCGTGGGGTGACTCGGTGGTGTGCCTACGACGCCATATACAAATGGCATATGGACCGACTCTCCGCGATCGGCGCTGATGGCAAACCGGAGTTCTGCTGGCAGTGCCACTACGAAGAGGACAAGCCCGCGCTGAAAGGCTTCGCGGCGAGCAAGTGCTTCGACCATGCCTGGCTCGATTACCTGGCGGACGAAGCGCTCAACGCTGCGCGGCGGTTGGGAGCGCCGGTCACCTGCCCGTCATGCGGGCGCAGCGGGAACCCCGGCCCCGCGGCGGGCGAACACTATGCCGAGTGCACAGACCACAGGAGGGACGCGGCATGAACATCCACCCGTGGGGAGTCTCGCTCCCCGACGGCTGCGAGGTGCTGCTGACGCCGCGCGAGGCGGAGGTGCTGAACCTCGTGGCCAACGCGCCCGAGCGGTTCATCTCGACACGTGAGCTGGCGACGGTGGTCTACGGCGACGAGGCCCGGGGCTCGGTCGAGGCGATCCGGGTGTACATCGTGCGGATTCGCCAGCGGGTGCCAGGGGTGCTGTACACGGTCTACGGGCACGGATACGAGCTCCGCCCACCGAAGGAGTGCCCAGCCTGTGGTGCGGCCTTACAGCCCACCTCGCGGCTGGCTGGCGGGTTCGAGTTCTTGCACACAGTCGGCGCGGGCTGGCTGGGGCATGAGGATGGATCGCTGTGAGCGCCGAGGCGCGCCGCCAGCCGCCGCGCACGAGTGCCCACAGGAGGCCGCGTAGTGGCGCTACGGCGGCGAAGTGCCCGACGGGTGAGCCGCACCACTGGCGGCTGGCAGAACCGGACGGTGCGGCCTCGCTGGGGATCTGCCGTCGCTGTGGCGCGGAGAGGCTCCACCCGAACGGCTACTGGCGGGACCGCGAGGGCGGGCTCGAACGAGAACGCAGGAGGTACGAGAAGTGAAACCGGGATACGTATGGTGGGTGGGTGGCGCTGACGCTATCGGGCAGGTGCTGATTAGCTCTGAGGACAAGCGCTGCCACCTGGATGAGGTCGTCATCGACGGCTGGTTCCACCTCGAACAGCTCACGACGCGCCGCTATCAGCTCGAACTCGGGCGCTACCGGCTGGACATCCACATCGCGAAGGACGGCCGTGTGACGGTGTCCATAGGCGGCCACGAACTGAGCAGCTATGGGGTAGCGAAGGATGACTAGGGTCAGCGTGCGGAACAACAAGGCGCGAGGGAAGGATGACGAGCGCGCTATTGCCCGGAAGTTCGGGGCGAAGCGACATCCTGCGGACGTGGGCGGGCCTGAGGACTGTGAGCACGAATGGCTCGCGATACAGGTGAAGGGCGGCCTGCGTGTGATCAACAGCACCGTGCGGCAGGGGGTGGATTCCGCGCGCGTGGCGGCAGTCGGGACTACGAAGCTCCCCATCTGCGTTGTGCGGGACCGGAGCGGTACCAGGGTTCGGGATTTCGTCGTGTTGGACGCCAGTGATTTCCTCGCGTGGCACGGCATTGGAGGGGAGACGCGACACCCGAGAAGTGAGCCATGGCGGTGACGCTTATCAGTCTGCTGATATTCGAACTGGAGCACCCTACCTGTTCGTGGTGTGGGGGCATGACCTGTAGGGCGTACGACTGCCGGTGCAGGAATCCGCAATTCCACACGCATCGATTGGTGTGTGGAGTAGATCTTGGAGGAGAAGGCTAGTGAACAACAGGTATCGGCATGGTGATCTGCTTATCGTGCAGGTGGGGGCGCTCCCCGAGGGCGCGGTTGCGGTGGAGATTGAGGGCGGTGTGGTGCTCGCGCTCGGTGAAGCGACCGGGCACGCGCATCGCATCCGCCAGCGCGCGGGGTCGCGGGTCTCGTTGTGGGAGGTTGCGGGCCAGCGCTATGTGCAGGTCGAGGGTGAGCCGAACGGCCTGAGCCATGAGGAGCACCGCACAGTCGTCCTCGATCCCGGCGTGTACCGGATCATCCGCCAGCGGGAGTACACGGGTGAGGACGAGGTGAGATATGTCGCCGACTAAAATCCTGTCGCTGACGGCGGAACAGGAAGCGGCCCTTCCGGCATGGCGGGATGAGTGGTTGCGGGTCGGGATAAGCACCGAGCCCGCGGACCGCCCTCGGGCAGAGACCGCGTTCGCGCAGATGTACCGCGAGCTGGGACGTGAACCAGTGCCGGTGCAGTGGGTGGATGGGCCGGCGACGGCCTGCCTGTTACAGGCCGCGTTGAAGTCGGCCTCGCTCTGGGACTCGCTCGGGAACTCGCTCTGGGCCTCGCTCAGTGCCTCGCTCAGGAACTCGCTCAGGGCCTCGCTCGGGGCCTCGCTCGGGGACTTGCTCGGGAACTCGCTCTGGGACTCGCTCAGGGACTCGCTCAGGAACTCGCTCAGGGACTCGCTCTGGGCCTCGCTCAGGGCCTCGCTCAGGGACTCGCTCTGGGCCTCGCTCAGGGCCTCGCTCAGGGACTCGTGGTGGGGGCAACACGAGCTGTACTGGGTCGCGTACTACACCTATCCCCGCGATGTGCTGGGGGTGCCGTACGCGGAGCGGGATAGCCGCGTGCTGGACCTGTGGGCCGACGTGGGCCGCTCTTGCGGCTGGTGGTGGGCATTCGAGGACCGGATCATCGCCTGTGAGCGGCCAGCGGTGCAGGCACTCGACGAGCAGGGCCGGCTCCACCGAGAGGACGGCCCGGCGATCCTCTGCCGCGATGGGTTCGCGGTCTATGGATGGCACGGTGTGCGGGTGCCCGAACGGGTGATCATGCAGCCGGAGAGCCTGTCGGCAGACGATGTCCTGGCCGAGCCGAACGCGGAGGTCTCGCGCGTGATGCTGGAGCGCATGGGCATCGAGCGGTTCATGGCGAGTGCGCAGGCAGAGGTGCTCGACCGGGATACGGTGATGGTCTCAACGCCGCTGGCGATGGAGTACCGGGGCGAACCGATGGTGCTGGAGACGGCGGAATACCAGCGGGAGCTGCTGCGCGTGCGGCGGCGAGAGGGGGACGGGAACCCGAACCCTATCGTCGCGGTGCGGGTGACCTGTCCCTCGACGGGGCATGGCTACCTGCTGCGGGTGCCACCGGAGACGGTGACCTGCCAGGAGGCGGTGGCGTGGACGTTCGGCATGAGCGCGAGCGAGTACCGGCCACTGGTGGAGGCGTGAAGATGGGCAACCGACAGCGCCGCCTGGAGGCCCGCAATGAGTGACATTGACGACCATATGCCTGCATGGTGGTGACGCCGGAGATGCGACGCGAGTGGGCGTCCAAAGGCATGTCGGCGGTAGCCACGATCGAGCGCCATGCAATCGAGGCGGACACCAAGCGAAGCGGCATTGGAGGCGAGTGATGAGTGAAACACGGGATTTCGAATGGGATGTGATGCTCGATCTGGAGACGCTGGGCACTGCGCCCAACGCTCCAATCATTGCCATCGGTGCATGGCCGTTCCGTCTCGATAACGAGTCGGTGCCATTCGGGTACTTCTACCGGAATGTGGATGCTGGGTCGTCAGTGGCGGTGGGGCTAGTCCCCGATGGGGGTTTGTTCTACTGGTGGCTACAGCAATCCGAGGAGGCGCGCCTCCGGTTGAGTGAGCCAAAACCCGTAAGTCTTAATTCCGCTCTTTGGGGTCTGTGGAACTGGTTGGAAGCCATTGGCGGCGAAGAAAAGGCTTTCCGCTTGTGGGCGCACGGCACCAATTCCGATTTGCCGATTCTTGAGTCCGCTTATCGAGCGATGCGCTTTAATGGCTATCCGTGGCGCTACAACGCGGCTCGCGATACGCGAACGCTGTTCCACGCGGTGTGCATGGATTGGGGTGCCGAGTTCGAGGCGATGCGTGGGACGAAGTACGACGCGCTAGCGGGCGCGAGGGCACAAGCAACGCTTGTAAAGCGCGCATGGCGGCGACTGGAGCGCCACGCATTCGAGGCCGAGACCAGGAGGGATGAGTGATGGCAACGATCGGTAATTCGACGAGTGTCTACACATTAGAAGCCATACAGAACTTGCGCTTGATCTCGTGTTACAAGTGCGCAATCGTCTGGGGCCAACCCGTTCAGTTCGACAATAAGCGGAAGGCAGATCAGGAATCGTTCTTCTGCCCGAACGGACACGAGCAGTACTACGCGGAATCTGAGACCGACGACCTAAAGCGCCAGCTAGACCGAGCGCGCACTGATTTAGCTGCCGCGCGAAAGCGCGAATCGGGAGCATTGGCATCTCTTCGGGCAACCAAAGGCCACTTGACGCGGCTACAGAAGCGTGCCCAGGCGGGCGTGTGTATCCACTGCAACCGGCATTTTGACAACGTCGCTCGCCACATGGAAGGGAAGCACGGCGAGGCCCGTAATGACTGACATCGTGACCTATTACAAGGCCGTCCGGGTGGACGGCACGGACTTCGCTACCGGCACCACACACCCAACCGTGGGCGAGTGGATGCCGCGTATCGAGGGGGAACTTGTGCTCTGCGAACGCGGCTACCATGTGAGCGACGCGGTGGCGGAAACACTCATCGGCGGCTCGTGGCCGTGCCGCCTGTTCGAGGTCGAGATTGAGGATGGTGAGTGGCAGCGCGAACACCACAAGCGAGTAGTCCCCACCTACCGACCGATAAAGGAACTACCTGCGTGGCAGGCGCTCGGTCCAAACGGTGAAGCCGTGGCGGCGCTGATTGAACGGTGCAAAACACTGACCGAGGGGCAGAATGAACGACTAGCTGCGGCGTGGGGTGCGGCGTGGGGTGCGGCGAGGGCTGCGGCGTGGGATGCGGCGAGGGATGCGGCGGGGGATGCGGCGGGGGCTGCGGCACTGGCACTCGTAGTTCGTGACCTGATTACACCGGAACAATTTGATGTGCTCTACGGCCCGTGGGCGAGCGTGATGGAGGGCGAGTGATATGACTGACATCGACAAGATCGCGGCGCGGCATGTGCCGATGGATCGCTGGCAGGATGGCGTTGGATGGTGTGACTGTTCCGGCCGCTGGCCGTGCGACACGGCGCGGGTGCTGGAGGCGCTGCGGGCCGAGCGGGAGCGGGTAACAGTGCTGGAACCAGCTCTCGGCATCGCCCACAACGAGCTACGAATCGCCATCGAGTCAGGGGTCGCGCGGGCAGCGGAGGCCCTCGCAATCGTCGAAGACGCTTTCACCACGGCCCCCGCGCGCCGTTACCACGACCCCTCCGAATGCCCTCACTTGGCGTGGGTGCAGCACGAAGGCCGGTGTACAGGCTGCAACGGCCCGGCTGTCGAGGGGCAGAGTGATGCCTGAGCGATATGTGGACGCAACCGCGCAACCTGACCATCTCATCGCCTGCCCCTCGTGCTCGGCGGTGCTGTGCTATCGCTGCGGCATCTACGAGGAAAAACTGAATCAGTATGCGGACGGCGCAGGTGACCAATCCTGGTGGCGGCGGGTCACTCGGGATTACCAACGGCATAAGGAGCGCGACCACACGGCCCCCGCGCGGGATGGAGGCGAGTGATGCGCTACGTCGTCATGTTCTCCGGTGGCGTCGGCTCCTGGGCAGCGGCGAAGCGGGCTGTCGCAGCCTATGGCGCCGAGAACGTCACCCTTCTGTTCGCGGATACGCTCATCGAGGACCCTGACCTCTACCGCTTCCTCGACGAAGCTGCCGCCGATGTTGGTGCGCCCCTCGTGAAGGTCGCGGACGGGCGCACGCCCTGGCAGGTGTTTCGTGACCGGCGGATGCTCGGCAATTCGCGCATCGCGCCATGCTCCACGCATCTCAAGCAGCGGCCAGCGCGCGAATGGATGGCTGCGAACGCGCCCGATGCGACCGTGATTCTTGGCATCGACTGGACGGAACTACACCGCCTCGCACCGGCGCGCCAGGGGTGGGCACCGTGGCCGGTTGAAGCGCCGCTGACCGAGCCACCGTACAAGGCCAAGCCGGAACTGCTGGCAGAACTCGACGCGGCGGGTATCCTGCGGCCCGCGCTCTACCGCGAGGGGTTCGTTCACAACAACTGCGGCGGCGGATGTGTCCGTGCTGGCGCGGCGCAATTCGCTCACCTGTTCCGTACGAGGCCGGAGACGTTTGCGCAGTGGGAGCAGGGCGAGCAGGAGCTACGCGAGTTCCTAGGCGCGGACGTGAGCATTCTGCGCGACCGCAGTGGTGGGGATACGAGGCCACTCACGCTCACCGCGCTACGCGAGCAGGTGCAGCAGCAGCCGACGTTCTTCGACGCCGAGGATTGGGGCGGCTGTGGGTGCTTCCTGGACACGGAGATAGCCCGATGACCGCCCCCAACATCGCGGAACTGCGGGCGCTGTGCGCCGTTAGGCAGTTCACATTCAGGGAGCCGCCCCCCGGTGAGCCATACATGGTGACCGAGGAGAGTCTTTCCGTGCTCAGCCGCCTCGCTGATGCGGTTCCCGCCCTCCTGGACCGCGCCGAGCGCGCGGAGCAGGCCGAGCGCGAGCGGGATGTCGCAAGGGAGGCTCTCGGGAAGGCCGTTCACGGCAAGGTCGTAAACAACTGGCTGACCGGAGGGAAAACAGTGTGCCTTGTATGTGGCGAATTGCCCGACTCCGGCGCACACGACGACCAGTGTTGGGTGCCGATGGCCCTCGCCGCCCTCACCACGGCCCCCGCGCGGGATGGAGGCGAGTGATATGACTACTCATAGTCAACCAACAGCCCAAACCCCTCGGCATGCGCACGAGTGGGATTCGGAATTTATCTGTACCGCCTGCGACGTAAACGCCATCGGTGCCTACGAGGCCACACTGATCGAGCGCGACACCCTCGCGGCGCAGAACGCCGTGCTGCGGGAGGCGCTGCAAGCCCTCCCCGGTGCAGTTTCGATGGCTGGCGACGATGGCGGGTGGGTGTGGCTGGCTGAATGGGAGGCGTTCGAAGGGCAGGTTGCAACAGTCCTCGCCGAACCCGCGCCTCGCGCCGATGCCCTGCTCGCGGTGGTGGAGGCGGCAAAGGAGGTGGTGACTGTAGCCGATCGGGAGAGGTTCGGTTCGGAGAACCGGTACAACGCGCCCGGCCACGCACACCTGACCCCGCCCTATTGGGATATGGGTGAGGAGTGCGAACGATGCAGGGCGTGGATGACGTTACTGGACGCCCTGGCGCGCCTCGACGGGGAGGGGGAGTAGGTGAATGGCTGCTAAGTACATCTGTGATGGGTGTGGGATTGAGGAGCCTGCGGGGAAGAGTGCCAGGGGTTGGACCAAGCCGTGGGATTGGTTCCAATGCATGGATGAGGACGGTGTGCAGGATGCCTGCTCGCGCATCTGTATCGACCGCATTGCCAAAGCGACGGCCAAATCGGGCACGGCGCTGCCGCTGTGAACATGCGCGGCGGTTCGGAGCCCACGCCATGACCACGCAGCAGGCGGCGTACCCAAGGAGCGACCAACGGTGAGCTCATGGCGGAGGTAGGGTGATGTTTCGTCGGTTAAACACTGAGGGCCTGACACCGGTGGCGAGCCTACGGGTTGGTGCCCGATGGCGTTGTTCGAACTGTGGCCGAGTCGGGGAATGGGAGCCGGATGGGTACCGGTGGTACGGGAGCATGCGGCAAATAGACGAGGGGTACGTGGAGGCCGTGCTGTGCGGGAACTGTTACCGGCAGAGGATGCACCCATGACCACACAGCAGGCGGCGGCGCTGCGGGAGACGCGCCCGCTGGTGATCGACGCGGACCCGGGGCGGCTGTGGGACCGGCTGCCGCTGTACACGTGGCCGGCGTTCTTCGCGTCGCTGCGGGGGTACCGCGCGAGCCCATCGGAGATCGAATCGGATTCTCGTTACGGTAAGAGCGGGGGTGAGTGATGCCTCGACGTCCACGGCCCTTTCGCCAGTACCAGGGGCAGAGTGCTACCAGCCGTGGGTACGGCGTGGCATGGCAACGAATGAGAACCATCGTGTTGAGTGAGGAACCGTTGTGCCGTGCCTGTCGCATGCAGCCATCAACCGACGTTGACCACATCATGCCCGTTGTACGGCGCCCTGACCTACGGCTCGCTCGGTCGAACCTCCAAGGGCTCTGCGGCTCTTGTCATAGGGCGAAGACGGTGAGGGACAGCAACGGTGAGCCAAGGCGCCGGCCAGCCGAATCACACCCGGGAGATGTGCGGTGATAGTTGCATATGCAACGGGAGGGGGGCTTCGAAAAGTCGAACACATGTTCGAATATAGGAGCGCGCCCTACCCGCGAGCGAATCGTCCTGAGTATGGGAGGTCATGAGTTATGGGAACGAGAGGGCCGATGCCGAAGCGGATGGGGGAACGGCTGGGGCATGTGACGCGGGCTGAGAGGGCGAGCGTGTCGGCGACGCAGATGGTCGGCGAGGTGAAACCGCCGCGGCTGCCGTCCGGGATGCACCCGATTGCGCGGCGGTGGTTCAACGCGTTGAGGGCGAGCGGGCAGAGCCAGTACTACGAACCGAGCGATTGGGAAGCTGCGGTGTTCGTGGCTGAGGCCATCACGCGGACACTGAACACGCGGCGATTCAGTTCACAGGCGTTCGCGGCCGTGTGGCAGGCGATGGGGGACCTGTTGACCACCGAGGCTGACCGTCGCCGGGTGAAGATCGAGGTCGAGCGAGTGGATGCGGCCCCGGTTGACGACCGGCCCACGGCGCTGGATGAGTACCGGAAGGCGTTGAGCCAGTGAGTGATGCGGCGGTCCTGTCCGCAGACGGCATCGGCATCGGGCCGACGTGGGAGCGGGGGCCGGACGGAAAGTTCGTGATCCCGCGGCATTCGCTGGGCTGGCAGGTGTTGCAATGGACTGCGGATTACCTGTTACAGCCGGACGGCCCGGACGCTAGCGAGCCGTGGCGGTTCACGAACGAGCAGGCCCGGTTCATTCTCTGGTGGTACGCCGTGGATGACCGCGGCCGCTTCGTTTACCGGTCGGGCATGTTTCGTCGGGCGAAGGGACACGGCAAAGACCCGCTCGGCGCCGCACTCTGTTGCGTGGAATTCATCGGCCCATGCCGGTTCGACCGGTGGGAGAACGGTGAGCCAGTGGCGAAGGCCCACCCCGCCGCCTGGGTGCAGACGGCGGCCGTGTCGAGAGACCAGACCAGGAACACCACGACTCTGCTACCGGCGATGCTTTCGCCGCGAGCCATCGATGACTACGGCATCCAGCTCGGGAAGGAGCTGGCGTACGCGCATGGCGGGCGCTGCCGGCTAGAAGCCGTGACGAGCTCCCCCCGAGCGCTCGAGGGTGGCCGCGCGACGTTCGTGCTGAAGAACGAATCTCATCACTGGCTGTCGGCGAACGACGGTCACGCGATGTCTGCGGTCATTGCCCGCAATGCGGCGAAAAGCCGCGATGGTTCGAGCCGCGTGCTCGCCATCTCCAACGCCCACAACCCCGGCGAGGATAGCGATGCGGAGCGGGACTATGAGGCGTATCTGAAGATCGCGAGCGGGCAGTCACGGGCGACCGGATTCCTGTACGACTCCCTCGAAGCGCCGCCAGATATCGACCTCGCGGACCCCGAGCAGCTACGGGCCGGCATTATTGCCGCGCGCGGTGACTCTGTGTGGCTCGACCCCGAGCGGCTGATGGAAGAGATCTACGACCCGCGCACCCCCCCGAGCACCTCGCGACGGTTTTACCTCAACCAGATCATCGCCAGCGAGGATGCGTGGTTATCGCCGCAGGAGTGGGACGCGTGCAAGGCGTCGCCGGGCAACCACCCGCGAGACGGCGAGCAGATCACCATCGGTTTCGACGGCTCGAAGAGCAATGACCACTCGGTGTTGATGGCGTGCCGGGTAGAGGACTCGTACCTGTTCCCGCTGGGGGTGTGGGACCCGGCGACGCACCAGGACGAAGAGGTGCCAATGGCCGAGGTGGACGCGGTCGTGGCGCAGGCGTTCGAGCGGTATGACGTCGTGGGATTCTACAGCGACTACCACCCGTTCGAGAGCTACGTGGACGCATGGGAACAGCGCTATGCAGATACGCTGTGCGCGCGTCCGAGTGAGCGGCACCCGGTGCGATGGGACATGCGCGGCCGAACGATTGAGACCACGCGGATGATCGAGGCCTACCACGACGCCATTGTCGAGCGTGACCTGAGCCACTCGAACGACCCGCTGATCAACCAGTACCACTACAACGCGCGGCGCCGGCCGAACACCTACGGCGTGACCTTCGCGAAGGAATCGTCTTTTTCCAGCCGGAAGGTGGACGGCGCCGCCGCCGCCGCCCTGGCGAGGCAGGCGAGGCAGGACTATATGGCGTTACCGGAGAACCGGAAGCGGGTGTCGGCAACCAGCAAGTACGAACGGGAGGGCATGTTGCTGCTATGAGTGAGGAAACCCGATCTGTTGAGCAGGTTGAGGAAGCGATGCTGGCAGCGTCGCGGCGCCTGCGGCACGAGCGAATCGCAGACCTTGCGGAGATCGCTGCGGCGGCGACGAATATCGCCTACATCGAAGTGATGGGCTTGCCGCCCTCTCTTCAGCAGACAGTGATTCAGATGGCGTTCGCGCACGCATGGGTGACAGCGAAGGAGTAGCGGATGCGGGGAATCGTGACACGGGTTGCTAGTGCATTTGATGCTATCGATGTGATAGTAGGGGCGGGAGTTGCGTTGCTGGCAGCTGGCCTTGCCATGGTCTACGTGCCGGCCGCGCTTATTGTGACAGGGGTGATTTTCGTCGGTGCCGGTGGGTACGCGTGGGTTCGCAGGGCGCGGCCCAGGGGAGGGCAGTAACGGATGGGAGTGCTACTGAGGCTACTGGAGCCGCGCTCACTCGCATTCGATGACGACCGGAATTGGTCCTCGCCGATAGGTGGACTGGCCCCGGTCGCCGCGTCCGGGATGACCGTCACACCCGAGACCGCGCTCACGCTGAGCGCGTTCTTCGCATGCGTGGCCATTCTCGGAGAGACGCTCGGCATGCTCCCAACTATCGTGTTCGAACAGGGTGAACGCACGAAAGAACGTGCCCGGAATCATCCGCTCTACCCGGTGCTGCACGAGCAGGCGAACGCCGAGCAGACGGCCATGGAGTTCAAGGAGACGGTGACCGCGCTGGCCGCCATGCGTGGTGTGGCCTATGCGGAGATCGTCCCCGGGCGCCGTGGTTTCGTAGGTCAGCTTGTGCCCCTCCACAACGATCGGATGGTTCTGGAACGGCTGGACGATGGGACCCACCGCTACCGGTACACCTATGACGACGGCCGGCAGCGAACGTTTCTGCGTGATGAGCTATTCATCCTGCGTGGGCGACTCGGGATGTCGGTCGTACAGCTGGCGCGCGAGACCATCGGGTCAGCGCTGGCCGCGGACCGGTTCGCGGCGAATCAGTGGTCACAGAATGGCAGTCCGGTCGGCATCCTGAAACACCCGGCATCCCTGTCGGCAGAGGCAGCCAAGCGGCTGAAGGCGAACTGGCAGGAGGCGCACGCCGGCGTCCACAACGCGGGCAGGGTCGCAGTGCTCGAAGAGGGCATGGACTGGACCCAGGTAGGGCTCTCGCTCGAGGACCTGCAGTTTCTGGAATCGCGGAAATTCAATGTCGCAGAGGTGGCGCGCTGGTTTCGCATGCAGGCCCACAAGATCGGCGACCTGGAGAACGCCACGTTCTCGAACATCGAGCATATGGGCATCGAGTTCGTGACCGACACCGTGTTGCCGTGGTGCCTCCGGTGGGAACAAGCGATCACCCGAGACCTCCTGTTGGAGCGCGAGCGGGCGCGCATCTTCGTGAAAACCATCGTCGATGCACTGCTCAGGGGTGACGCGAAGAGCCGGGCTGAGGCACTCGAAATCCAGCGGCGGAACGGCATCATCTCCGCGAACGAGTGGCGCGAGCTTGAGGACCGGAACCCGCGGTTCGACCCGGGCGGAGACGAGTACTGGGATAACCCGCAGAACCTGAAAGAGCCTGACGAGGGTGGCGGCCAGACGCTGAACTCGGAGCAACGCCCGGGTGGGCCGAACCGCCGGGCGCGGGCCCTGGCGGAAGATGCCGCGCGACGGGTCATCAATCGGGAGCGGGCCCGGGCACAGAGCGCAGCCGTGAAGCTCGCGGACGACCCGGAGGGCTGGGCCGCGTGGGTCGCGGAGTTCTACGCGGAGCACCGGGCGTTCGTGATGGAAGCGCTGCACGTCGACGACGTTGCCGCCGGCGAATATGCCGAGCGTCACCGGGTCGAGCTCGCCGAGGGCGGGCTGGCGGTCATGGAACAGTGGGACGTTGCCGATTTGGTAGCGCTCGCGTTGGAGGGTTAGGAGATGTACGCACACATCATCACGGAGGTCCTGAGCACGCCGTGGGCGATCCTTCCCGAGAAGCTGGCGGCCATCCGGGAGTTGCTGGCGCTGCGTGCGTCCGGGCAACGGTTTACCGCTGAGGAGATCCGGGCACGGGTCGGTGATCCTGCCAAACCCCGGCCGCGTCGGGGGGGCGGTGTGGCCGTAATCCCCGTGTACGGCACGCTCAACCAGCGCATGAACCTGATGTCCGAGATGAGCGGCGGGACGTCAACCGAGCGGCTCACGCAGGATATCAACGAGGCCGTGCGTGATGACGCGATCGCCAACATCGTGCTGGATATCGATTCGCCGGGCGGGTCCGTATTTGGAATCGAGGCGCTGGGCGACACCATTTACCGGGCTCGGAGCGAGAAGCCCATTATCGCCCAGGTGAACAGCCTCGCCGCGAGCGCGGCGTACTGGTTGGCAGCGAGCGCCACGGAGATCGTGGCGGCGCCCGGGTCATATGTCGGCAGCATCGGGGTGTACGCCCTTCACCTCGACCAATCCGAGCACATGGCGAATGAGGGGGTCCGTGCCACCTACGTGAGCGCGGGCCGGTACAAGGTCGAGGGCAACCCGTTCGAACCGCTGAGCGATGAAGCGCGTGCGGCCGTGCAGCGCAGGGTTGACCTGGCCTACGACGCGTTTGTATCAGCGGTCGCGCGCGGCCGTGGAGTAAAGGCCAACGAGGTCCGCAACGGCTTCGGCGAGGGGCGCGTGTTGCACGCAAAGGACGGGATGGCAGAGGGCATGGTTGACCGCATTGCCACGCTCAGCCAGACGTTCGAACGGTTGGGAGTGGGTGGGAGAGGTGGCACAGGCGTTTCGGCAGACATGGAAGTGCCTGAGGTTGAGGCCGTGGCCGATGGCGCCGAGGGCTTGCAGAATGGTTCACCTGCTCATACGATTGCGCTGAAGCGGCGTCGAGCACGTCTCTGACCCGCACCCTGATAGGCGCTTCGGTGTAGAGGCTCCCATGAGACCCGAGCACGAGGCGTAGCGCAGCGCAGCGACGCTCCCATGAGCGCGCAACCTGCCCGTCAACGAGACGGCGGCCGGTTGCGCGCTTTTTCGTACCCGGTTTGCCACCAGACAGAGGGGACCGGGAGATGTCTCGAATCAATGAACTGCGGCAGGACATCGCCGACGTGCGGGCCGAAATGGAGGCGCTGCTGGATGCGGCCGAGTCCGAAGGCCGCGACCTGAGCGAAGACGAGAACCGCGCCTTCGCCACGCTCGAATCGCGCAAGACCCGCCTGAGCACACGCCTCTCCCTCGCAGAAGAGGAAGCCGATGCCGTGCGCAGTGCGCCGGCGAAGCCCGCCGCGGCAGCGCCGCTGTCCGTGAAGGACCTTGGCGACGATGACCCGAAGGCCGGGTTCCGTGACCTCGCCGACTTCGCCCTCGCTGTCCATGGCGCGAGCCGCCCGGGCAGCTATGCCGATGACCGGCTCCTGCGCATGGCGGCTGCGCCCACCAATTTCCACCAGGAGACTGGCGGCACCGCGGGTGAGGGCTACCTCGTTCCGCCGGCGATGCGTCAGGGGATTTGGGAACTCGTCTTCAACGGCGAGGACCTGCTCAACCTCGTGAACCCCGAGCCGACGAATGCGAACAGCGTCGAACTCGTGACGGACGAGACGACCCCGTGGGGAGCCACTGGCGTTCAGGCGTCGTGGCGCTCCGAGGGCCAGCAGATGTCGGCTTCGAAAATGAGCCTGAAGGCCGAGCAGGTGAAGCTCCACGAGCTGTATGCCTTCGTGCTGAGCACCGATGAGCTTCTGCAGGATGCCCCGCGGCTCAACGCGCGACTGCAGAGTGGCGCTTCGCGGGCCATCCGCTGGAAGGCCTCCGAGGCGATCATGACCGGTACCGGTGCCGGCCAGCCGCTCGGGTATTTCACATCGAGCGCGAAGGTCTCGGTCGCCAAGGAGACGTCGCAGACCGCCGATACCGTCGTGGCCGCGAACGTCGCGAAGATGTTCGCGCGCAGCCTCAACCCGGGCGGTTCGGTCTGGCTGATCAACAGCGACGTCGTCCCGCAACTGCTCACGATGACGCTGGGTGACCAGCCCATCTGGACGCCGCCTGCGAGCGGATTCGCGGGCGCGCCCGGCGGCTTCCTGTTCGGCCGGCCGGTCATCATCAGCGAGCACGCGGACACGGTCGGTGACCAGGGCGACATCCAGTTCATCGACCCGCAGGGCTACTACGCCACGACGCGTGACGGTGGCCCACAGTTCGCCAGCTCGATCCACCTGTTCTTCGACTACGGCGTACAGGCGTTTCGCTGGACGTTCCGGTTCGGTGGGCAGCCGTTCCTCACGGCGCCGGTGACTCCGGCCAAGAGCGCGGCCACGAAGAGCCATTTCGTTGTGCTCGACGCGCGCGCATAAGCACCAGACCGCAGGGGCCGGGTAACACCGGCCTCACCACAGGAGGAACCCGCGGTGAGTAACGTCAACATTCTCCCCAGCGACCGTGTGCGGCTGGCTGCGGTCATTGACCCGGACGCGTACGCGGCGAGCACCGTCACGTCGGGCTGGGTCTCGATGGCCTCGTTTGAGGCAATTATGGCCGTCGTCTACGCCGGCGACCTGGGCGCTTCGGCAACGGTCGATGCCAAGCTCGAACAGGCGTCGGACGGTTCCGGCACCGGGGCTAAGGACATCACCGGCAAGGCAATCACGCAGCTGACGAAGGTCGGGACGGACGACAACAAGCAGGCGATCATCAACTGCTACGCCGATGAGCTCGACGTGAACAACGGGTTCACGCACGTGCGGCTCTCGATCACCATCGCTACCGCCTCGTGTGACGCGGGCGGTGCCATCTACGGCTTCGATGCCCGCTACCAGCCCGCGACCGATGCCACCACGGTCGATGAAATCGTGAGCTAGGGCTGCTCACTGCCCTCTGGCCCGGGCGAATGGCGGGGGTGCTCTCGCCCGGGCCCCACCCCACCAAGGCGTTCACGTGAACCTCTACGCTCGCCCTTCGGTCGTGATGGCAGATATCGCCGGAGTCAGCCCGCAGAACGCGGAGTTGATACCGGTCTATGTGCGCGCCATCGCTGAGGCGAGCCGTGAGGTGGACACCATCACCGGGCGCCACTTCTACACCATGACCGAGACCAGGCGGTTCGACGGCAACGGCCAGTCGCGGTTGATGATCGACTACGACCTGCTCAGCGTGACGGAGTTGCTCATTGACGATGACGGCGACTACACGCCAGAGCTCGCGCTCGCTGAGAACACGGACTACTGGCTCGCCCCGGACAACCAGCCGCAGAAATGGTACCTCGACGTTCACCCCGACAGCTCGAAGCTCTATCGCTGGCCGCGCGGCCGGCGCCGGGTATCGATCGCCGGCACGTGGGGCTACTCGGACGAAACCGAGAGCACGGGCCTCACGGGAACGGTGGCCGATGCTACAGCCACCACCATCACCCTGAGCGACGGCGGCGAGGGCCGCATCGACGTGGGCGAGACGCTCGTGATCGAGGATGAGCAGGTGTACGTGACCGCGGTTGTCGCGGGCACACTCACTGTCGAGCGTGGCGTCAACGGCACCACGGCCGCCGCGCACAGTGCAAAGACCGTCTACCGGCGCCGCTACCCGCGGGAGATCGAAGAGGCGGTCAAGCTGCAGGTGGTGCGGCTGAGGTGGTCAGCGCAGAGCGGGCACACCGGCGCTGTGTTGATGGGGGATGAGCAGGATATCGGCGGGCGGTTCGCCACCTCGCTGTTCCCGCGCATCAAGGATCTCGTGAAGCCCTACATCGTCCCGAGGGTAGCGTGATGGCACGCCGAGGGACGCAGTACGTCGAGCTCGACGGGCCGTTGTTCGACCCCGAGATCATCATGAAGTTCAAGGGCGCGGTCTCGGCAGGAATTCGCGAGCTCGCTGATGAGGGCGTCGAGATTCTACAGGCCTACACGTGGCAGGGCGGGTTTGTTGACAGTGGTGACTGGGTGACCAGCATCCACTCGGAGTTCATACAGAACCGGGGCATCGGCTACGCGAAGGTGCTTCCATCGGCGCCGCTGCCGCCCCGGATCTGGGGTGAGCGCGGCACGCGACGCGGGGTCAAGTTGAGGAAGGGCGTCGGCATGTTCCGCAAAACGAAGACGCGTTTGAGGCAACTCAGCTATGAGCAGTTCTTTGGCGGTCGCATCCGGAGGGTGCTGAATTGAGCGCGAACCGGCTGGCGGCATTGAGCATGATGCTCGATATCCTCCGGGCTCACCAGACGCCGCGGTTTAGCGAGTGCTTCGCCTACGACCCGATGGCACTTCCCCTGGGCGACCGCATCGCCACAGTGCACTACGCGGGTGAGGGGGAGAAATCGGCCACGTTCACGAACGTGATGGTTACCGAGCGCTTCGTGGTCTCGGTGTTCTGGTTGCCCATGCCAGAGCGCAGTACATGGATCGAGCGCGAGCAGGAGATCTGGGATTGCAGCCGAACGCTACAGGCCGCGTTTCGGGCGGACTCCACGCTCGGAGGCTCTGTCACGGACATGGGAATCGGGAACGCCCGCACGGGCTACCTGACGCCGCAGGGCGACCGGCTGCAGATGTACCGGACGCTGCAGTTCGAACTCGAACTCGAATGTCTCGAAGAGGAGGCGATCAGCGCATGAGCAAGACGAAAACGGCGGGCACGCAGTACCGCGTGGTGAACCCGCTCATTAGCGTGCGCGCGTCGACCGACAAGCGCTCGCCGGAGTACGAGCGGTTTCTCGAATGGCGCGAGGGCGACCTGCTGGATGACTACCCTGCGCACACCGACATCGACGGGCTGCTCGCGGCCGGCCATATCACGGAGGTTGAGTGATGGCAAAGATCAACGGCCTCGGTGTCCGCCTCTACACCCACGGCTACGACCTCTCGGGCGACGCCAACGCGCTGAGCGACCTCCGTACATCGGCAGAGATGCTCGACGTGACCGCGCTTGAGCACGCGGCGACCGCTCGGCTCGAAGGTCGTGAGGACGGGCACGTGTCGGTGAACGCGTGGTTCGAGCCGAGCGTGCTCACGCCAACCGCCGACAACCTCGGCCAGCACCAGGCGTGGACCGTCGCCGGGAAACTGCCCACGACCGACCGCTGTGTGCTCATCCCGGTGGGCACCTCCGGCGCGCCTGCTGTCGGTGACCCGGCGGCGATGCTGGTGGCGAAACAGTCGAACTACAACGTCCAGCGCCAGCCGGGCTCGGCCATCGCGGCGACGGCGGATTTCGACTGCAACGACTTCGGGCTGGCGTGGGGAAAGATGCTCACGGCGGGGAAGGTTACCCACGCGGCGGCCGCGCAGGGCACGAGCATCGACGGCACGGCGTCATCGGCCGCGGGGGCACAGGCGATGGTGCATGTGTTCAGCGTGGCCACGGGCACCGTGGTGCCGGTCATCCAGGACTCCGCCGATGACACCACGTTCGCGGCCATCACTGGCCTGACGTTCGCGGGAGTCGCGACGGCGGGGGCTCCCACGGCAGAACGGCTGGCGACGGCCAGCGACGCAACCATTCGGCGATACGTGCGGCTGGCGACAACCGGCACGTTCACCAACGCCGTCCTCGCGGCGGCTGTGAAGCGCAACTAGGAGGGACTACCTTGCCGAAACAAGCTGGACTCGGGGACTACATCGCAGTAGACGACAGCAGCGGCACCGTGCGGGATATCTCGAACGATGTCACGAATCTGTCGGTCAACACCTCGCAAGGGCTGATCGACGTCACTGGCCTCGATAAGAGCGCGATGGAACGCATCATCGGGCTCGGGGATGGGTCGTTCCAGCTCAACGGCGTATTCAACCCGGACGCGAACAAGAGCCATGACGTATTCAGTCCCCTCAGCGGCGTGCGCACTGTGACTTACGCCATCGGCGGGAACACGTCGGGCAAGCCGAAGCTGGAAATGGAGTGCCTCGTTGCCAGCTACAACGTGAGTCGTGGCAACGACGTGGCGCTCACGTGGACGGCCGACCTGCAGCTGGCCAATGGCGCTGTTCCGACGTGGGGCACGGTGGCCTGATGGGGTTTCACACGGTGCATCGCGCAGGCGTTAGACTGTTCGCCTACCTCAGTAGGAAGTGTACGGATGAGCGAGACGCCGAAGATCGTCGTGCGGCAGTTCAAGAGCCGGAAAGCGTACGAGCGCGATGTGCAGCGAATGCTGTCGCAGGGCTGGCAGGTGCAGTCAATGAGCACCACGGAGAGCCGTCGTGCTCTCGGCTGTCTCTTCGGCCTCGTGGGGTACTGGTTGCTGCCGAAGCGCACCGTGTTCCACGTGACCTACGTCCAGATTCCGGTTGCTATCGAAGGGGCGCCCACAGCCGGATAGAAGCGCGCCCCACGGGGGTGCGCTGATGGGATTTCGTGTCCAGCGTCGCAGGGCCACGCTGCAGCTTGATGAGCCGTTCGAGGGCGCGGAGATCTATGCGCGCCTCGATGTTTCGACAGGGACGTTCTTCGAGCTAGAACGTCTACAAGCAGCCACTGACATCGGCCTCACGGAGAGACAGCGGTTGGAGGCCGCGCTGGCGTTCTTTGTGGATAACGTAGTGACCGGCTGGAACCTCGAAGAGGAGGACGGCTCGCCGATCCCCCTGACCGTGGCAGCCGTGATGGACCTCCCCGTCGCAATCGTTAGCCAGCTCATCCCGAAGTGGAAAGAGGCGGCCGTGGGGGTGCCTGCCCCTTTAGGCTCGCCATCCGGCGTTGGCGACACGTCGGCGGAGGCACCGACCAATCAGGAAGGCCAGTAGCGAAACCAGTCGAGTTACAGCAGGCAGAGACAATCCTGGCGCTTTGCCAGATGTTCCATTGCCGCCCATCCGAAATCCGAGATGAGGACCTCGAAGTGCTCTACCTGATGAACATCGCGGCAGAGGGGAAGGCGGAATAGTTCATGGCATCCGAGGTCGTGGTTCTTATCAAGAGCAAGGGTGCGGGGGACGTCGCCAGGGATGTCGATTCGCTAACCAACAAGCTCTCTGGCGGGCTCGGTGGGGCGGCGAAGGTGGCAGGCGTCGCGTTGGCCGGCCTCGGTGCCGGGCTCGGCGCCGGCCTTGGTGCCAGCATCAAAATGGCGGCCGATTTCGAACATGCGCTCGACCAAGTGGGCGCGGTCGCACAGGCCACCGATGCCGAGATGAAGGGCCTCGCGGATACCGCGAAGCGCATCGGGAAGGACACCGCTTTCAGTGCGACCGAGGCCGCGGGCGCGATGGAGATGCTCGCGGCGAATGGCGTGAGTGTGGCTGACATCATGAACGGCGCCGCCGACGCTGCGGTTGCGCTCGCGGCCGCAGGCGGCACGGATCTCGCGACCGCAGCCGACACAGCGTCTACGGCGATGGCCGTTTGGGGCCTCGCGGCGGGGGATATGGCCGACGTGGTGAACCGCCTCGCGGGCGCGGCGAACGTCTCCCGATTCGGTGTTGAGGATATGGCGGGGGCCGTGGCGATGGGCGGCGGCGCGGCCAAGACGGCTGGCGTAGAGTTTGCTGATTTCGCGGCTGCTGTTGCGGCTATTGCCCCCTCGTTCAGCTCCGGCTCGGACGCCGGTACGTCGATGAAGACGTTCCTCATGAGTCTCGTGCCGGACACGAAAAAGGCGAAAGAGGCGTTCGAAGAGCTCGGCATCGTGACCGAGGACGGCGCGAACCGGTTCTTCGATGCACAGGGCAATCTGAAATCGATGGCTGAGATCGTGGGCGTCCTCAACGAGGCGACGGCGGGGCTGACTGAGGAACAGAAGGCCCTCGCGCTCAGCACGATGTTCGGCTCGGATGCGATGCGCACGGCGGCGGCGCTGGCTGGTATGACTGCCGACGAATTTGTTGCCATGTCGGAAACGATGGGGAGCACGGATGCGGCAGATGTTGCGGCCCAGCGCATGGGTAATCTCAACGGCGCGATGGAGCAACTCAAAGGTTCACTCGAAACCATCGCCATCGAGGTGGGTGAGCGATTCCTGCCGGTGCTTACCAATATGGCCAACTGGGCTGCCGAGAAGCTCCCGCAGGCGTTCGCGTTTATCGAGACGGAGGTTGCTCCGAAACTTCGGTCACTCGGGGAGATGCTTAACAGCGAGCTTCGCCCGGGGCTGGAACAACTCGGGACGATGTTCAGTGAAGAAGTAATCCCCAAGATTAGGCAATTCGCTTCGATCGCAGAGAAGGAGTTCGCAAAGTTCCAGGGGTACTACGAAACTGACTTGAAACCTGCTTTTGACAACATTGTTGCTGCAGTGAAAATGGTAGTCGAGGCAGTTAAGGAGCATTGGCCACAGATAGAGGCTGTTATTGGGCCGGTTATGCGGCAAGCTGCCAATATTGTTGATGCTGCTGGCAGCACCATCATCAATGTACTCCAAATAATAATCGACCTATTGGGCGGGGATTTCTCGGGGGCTTGGAATAATACAAAGGACCTTGTCAAAACTGCTGTAGAGTACTGGCGGGAGACACTCAACAACGGCGTTGATTTTATCCGTGGGCTCATAGAGACGATGTTCACTCTCGGGAAGGAGATCATGACTGGGCTCTGGAATGGGTTCAAGGAGATCGCGGGTAGCATGCTCGCGTGGCTCGGGGAACTGCCGGGATCGATAAGGGGGGCGTTCGGTGATGCGCTGAATATCCTCTCGCAAATCGGTAAGGACATCGTTAATGGTCTCTGGCAGGGCATGAAGGACGCCTGGGGCGCGGTTTCTGATTGGGTAAGCGGGCTGGGAGGGACTATCAAGAGCCTGAAGGGCCCGATTGAGCAGGACCGTGTTCTGCTCGTCGATGAAGGCAAGGCCATCATGCAGGGCCTCGGGAAGGGGCTTCGTGACGGGTTCACCAGTCTGGTAACGCCGGAACTGACGGCCATGGAGGGGATGTTCGAAAACGCTCTGCAGCGCTGGCGCGAGACGCTCCAGGATTCGGGCGCGCTGCCCGATGCAGCCATGCGGGCCACGCAGGACATGATCGGTCAGTGGGTGTTGGATATCGAGGCGGGGCGCGGCGTGCTCACCACGCAGGCGAGCAAACTGATCACGGAACTCATCCAGATCCTCTCGACTCCTCTCCCGACGCCCTCCCTGATCCCCCCTGCGAGCGGCTTCGCGCCAGACCCCGCGGCAGGCGGCCCGGCCGGTGGCGGCGGCGGCGGTAGTGGCGGAGGCACGCCTGCACCCGGGTCCAGCGGCCACATCGCGCCGACCCTCAAGGTCCAACCGGGCCACTGGTACACCTACAAGGATTTCGCCAGCATCGAGGGTTCCTACTACAAAAATGGCGGCTGGTATCTCCCGCAGTTCCCCGGCTACACGTGGGAGAACCATATCAGCAAGGGCTACCGGCTCGTCCGGGATGAATCGAAGGGCGACGCGGGCAACCTCGCCGTGAGCGGCCCAGGCGGCGGTTACGACTGGAAGACGGACGACCAGGGAACCACCACGTACACGCCGCAGGGGCCGGGAGCAGCCGGCGCGATCTGGACGCAGGACAAGAACGGCAACTGGAGCCTCGTGGCCGACCCAGCGCTGATCGATGGCTCGCACGCAGGCGGCCTCGGCTATGTGCCGTTCGATGGGTATCTCGCGATGCTCCACCGTGGCGAGGCGGTGTTGAACCGGCCTCAGGCGGAGGCGATGCGGAGCGGCGCCGGACGACCCATCAACATCATCATCCAGGGTCCCGGTATCTCTCAGCTCGCGAACTCGCTGCGGATAACCGCGCAAGAGGTGTTCGCCTAGATGGATATCACGTGGGCGTTCGAGGCAGATTTCGACCGCGACGGGACCTATGAGGAGGACCTGACGCCGTACGTCGCGCGGCCGGGGAACGGTGTGAGCATCAGCCGGGGTATCAACCCGGACGGGGTGTACCGCGTCTCCAGCTTCGGGGTGTCACTGCGCAACGAGGACGGCCGGTTCAGCGACCGAAACGGCAGCAGTCCCTATTTCGGGCGCATGAACCCCGACGTGCCGGTGCGATTGAGAGCGACCCACAACGCGATCGATTACACGATCTGGACCGGGTACATCGCCTCATGGAAACGGAAGTGGGCGAGCGGGACGGTGCCGATGGTCGACGTGGAGTGCTGGGACATCGCGCACTACATGGTCGACTCCGACCCGATCCATACGACGGTCGGCACCACGCGGGATACGGATGGCGCGCTCAACGCGATCTTCGACGCGTGGGAGGATGGCAACGGGAACGACTACATCCCGGCCGGCGACCGAGTGTTCGACGATGGGCTGCAGGCGCTGCCATACCATTTCGCTATCGGCCAGAAAGCGATGGACGCGGCGATGGCCGTGGTGCGCTCGGAGCCGGGGATACTGTGGGTGAACGCGCAGGGGCAACCTCGCTTCGAGGCGCGCGATAGCAGGCTCGGGGTGAGCAGCCCAGGCGATACGTGGGGCGATGGGACAGGCGTGTTTCCGGTCGCCGTCGAGGACCTGACGAATGACTACGACTACATCACCAGCGTACGCGCGCGCGCGAGCCTGTTCTCGGCAGGGCAGGCGAACGTCGAGGTGCTGCGGTTCACGCGAGGGATGGACAACGACCCGGCCGACAGCATCGCCCTCGCTGCGGGGGAAACCTACCGGAGGAGCTTCCAGATCTCGGAGGCGCTGGAGGCGATCACCGACCCGGTGGCCGCGACCGACTACAGCGGCAACGCCGCGAGTGATGGCAGCGGCGCAGACCGCACCAGTTCGCTCTCGGTGTCGGTGACGCTGCGGGGTGCGGGCTACGCCGAGATTTCGATCACGAACACCCACGCCACCGATACCGTGTACCTGACCCGCTTCCGGCTCCGCGCCCAGCCGGTGAACTTCTTCTACGGCGACCACCCCGAGGCGTTCGTCGAGCTGTCCGTCCCCGGCCGGCCAGCGGGCAAGGGCGTCGAGATCGACAAGCCGTTTGCCGGGGACACCGACCCGTACCAGCTCGTGAATGATGCCATGTCGGTACTGCGCACCTACCGCTATGCGGTGCCGCGCATCACGCTGGCGTTCGTGCCGAACAGCGACACGGCGCGGGCGAAACTCCTGGCAGTCGAGATGGGCGACCTCATCCGCTACACAGATACGGCACTCGGGGCAGACGGGAGCTACACCGACGACTGGTTTTACGTGGAGGCGCTGGAGTACCACATCCCCCCGGACTGGGCAGGGCAGTCGTTCCCGGTGAACGTCACCCTCACACCGTCGTACGTGTTCCGGAACCTCGACGCGATCGCATGGGATGATTTCGCCCGGGCGGATGCGATAGGAGGTTTGGGCACGAGCGCGAGCGGCGACGCGTGGGGAGATGATGCCGGGTTCGACATTGTCTCGGGTGCCGCGCGGGCGAATAGTTCGGCGACCGAATGCGCATTGGAGATTGGGGCGGACGACCAGGTCGTCGAGGTCATCCTGAACGCCATCGGGGCAGACGATGAGGTGGGAGTGTGTTTCCGCTGGACAGATGCGAACAACCAGTACCGGCTCTACCTGGACAACGCTACTGACCGGCTCGTGCTTGAGAAAAACGTCGCGGGGACGGTATCGGAGATCGAATCAGTAGCGGTGACCGTGGGCACAGCGCATGAGCTGCGCGCGATGGTGCAGGGGTCGCGCATCCGCGCCTGGCTGGATCACAAACTGCTGATCGATGTGACCGATACCGCCCTCGCGACGGGCACGAAGGCTGGGATCTTCGCCCACAACGCAGCGGGCGAGACGACGTTCCACAGTTTCTACGGACAGGGGCTCTAGGGATGGCAGTCGGGGCACGCAGGAACGCGACACCGGCGCCCGGGAACGGGGGCGCTTTCTCGACCGTGCTCGCCGACCCGGTGAGCGCGAAGGCCGTGCAGTTCATCCAGGCCCTCGCCGGTCTGAGCCTGTTGGGGTTGCGCTATCCCTACAACCACGGCGTGAGCACGAGCCTGACTGTCTCGGGGAGCACCAACCTCACTGACGAGATCAATCGCTACGACGACCTGATAGTGGAGGCGACGGGCACGCTCACCGCGGTCGTCTCGCCGTGTTTCATTTTCGCCCGGAGGGTGAGCATCGCCGCGGGCGGGAAAATCACCGCGACGGGCGCGGGTGGCTCAGGCGGGACCGGCTATGCCGGCGAGGCGGGGAAATCAGGTGGGGCCGCGGGCTCAGTCGGTGGCGCGAACTCCAACAACACGAACCTGCCCGATGGAAACGACGGCGACAACAGCGACGTCGCGCCCGAGGCATCGACCGAGGGCATCCATCGCGGCTGGGCATCAGCGGGTGGCGGCGGTGGTGGTGGGGCAGGCGGCCGCGGCGGTGGTGGTGGGGCGAGTGCCGCAGCCAACGGTATGAACGGCGGCGCCAGTGGCACCTCCAACATGTCCGGAAGTGACGGCGGCCGCGGCGGCCGCGCCTCGCCGGTGCATGGGCGTACGAATGGCGGCACCGGGCAGATATTGACGGGCGCAGGCGGTGGCGGCGGTGGGGGGATCTCACCGAACGGTGATGGGGCGAATGCCTCTCTCACCGGCTATGGCACTCCGGGCGTAGGGTCTCCCGGTTCGGACGTTCATTATGGCTCAGTGCTGGGCGCGATGTTGGACTATTTCCTGTCGCACAACGGCGGTGCGGGCGGCGGCGGCGGCGGCGGTGGTGCTGCGGGCCTGGGTGGTGGCGGTGGTCCGGTTGGGGGTCAGGCTGGTGGCAACGGGGGGAACGGCGGCGCGGGTGGCGCGGGCGGCGAGGGCGGCGGCATCCTCGTGATCGTCTGCGAGCTGCTCGATTTCCAGGGGACGATCGAATCGAATGGGCAGAACGGCCAGAACGGGTCGCAGGGAGCGGCTGGGTCGAACGGCACGAGCGGCTCCAACGGCGCGGGCGGCGGCGGCGGCGCGGGCGGTGGCGGTGGCGGCGGCGGTGGTGGTGCGGGGGGATTGATTGTTCTCCTCGCCGTGGATGTGCAGGCGGATAGTGGAACCGTCTCGACTACTGGCGGCGCGGGTGGTACGGGTGGCATTCAGCAGAGCACGTGGGGTGCCGGTGGCACAGGAGCGGGTGGTGATGGCGGCCGTGGCGGGCATGGTGCGGCCGGTGGCAACGGGGGTGCCGGCGCGATAGGCGTGGCGATCTTCGAACGGATTCTTTCATCATGAGAATCGCTCGATACGAAGAGGCACCCGGCGGTTGGTACGTGTTCATCGAGATTCCCAACGCCACGACACGCGGGGAGACCCGTGAGAGGCGTGTGTTCCTGGGTGCTGGCCAACTCTCTGGGAAAACATTCGAAGAGCGGCTCGCAGCGGTACGCGAGGCCGCGACGCAGAAACTCAGCGACATCCTGGGGGCGGATCTGGACGATCCCATCCCGGAGACGAAGGCACTGCTCGAGGTGCGAGCAGAGAGGGGCTTCGCCACGTGGCAGCGCTGGCAGGCGACGCGAGTTGAGTTCGACCGGCGCAATCCCGCACCACGCGGGGCTTTGCTCGAAGCCATCTTCCAGGCGTTCGAGGGCGCGGAGAACACCGCATGGTCAAACTACCTGGCGATCCTGAATCAGTGGAGGGCGGCACCGTGACCGACGACCAGTGGACAGCGTTCATCGCGTGGAAGGCGATGCTCAGCCGTGATGAACAGGACGAGTGCGACTACATCGCGAAGTTGCAGGGTGGGAACCATGCAACGGCCTACCTGGCAGTGCGGTTGATGCGCGCGGAACGGGTAGCGTCGGAACTGGGGGAGCAGATGATGGAGCTGGCGCACCGCTCGGTGTGGAAGGACGGTGCGAAAGCGGCAGGAGCACTCGCGGCGGCGGCTGCGGCGCTGTTCGCGGGCTGGAAAGGCGCACGCTAATGGGGGTAACGGATCTATCGCATTAGCATATACTGCCTCATGAAAAGAGCCGCCCCAGCCGAGCTACCAACTACAGACGGGGACGGCCAGAGAGAGCCCGAGGGCTCCGCGCGCATGATACGACGCCGGGGCCTGCCAGCAGTATTGGAGGCCCGCTCTGTGGAACCGGAACTCGTACAGTTTGACCACGAGTGGAAGCACGGCGACCGGGGCGTCGCGCGGGGGCTCGCACGGGCCTACATCGGACGGCGGCGCAGCGAGCTCGCCCCAGCGCTCGAACCGTACTCGCTCGAAGACCTCGTTCAGCTGATTGACGCCTATCGCGCTGCCGGCCGTGAGGACGACCGGATTATCGCGGACATGTGGCTGCTCACGAACTACGACCCGCAACGCATCACCGGCACGATCAACAAAACGCTCGACGTGAACGAACTGTGGGCCTTGGTGACAGCTGCCCAGGAGGGAAACTGAAATGGCGAACGCTTTGCGTATATCCAATGCCGCCGCAAAAGCCGCCTGTGACGCCATCGTCGATCTGATCGACGGTGGCGCCGGGGCGGGCACCATCAAGATCTATACGGCCAGCCAGCCCACCGACCCGGACACGGCCGTGGGCGCGCAGACGCTGCTCGCCACGCTGACGTTCAGTGACCCGGCATTCGGCGCTGCGACAGACGGCAACCCAGGAGGGGTCGCCACGGCCAGCGCCATCACGCAGGACTCCAGCGCAGACGCGACCGGCACGGCCGCATGGTTCCGGGTCGCGGACTCGAACGGCACGGCCATCATGGACGGCTCGTGCGGCACCTCGGACGCGGACATGGTGCTTAACACCACGTCGATCACTGCTGGCAGCGCCGTGGCGATCAGCGCCATGACCGTGACCCAGCCGGAGAGTTGACCGATAGATGGCCACGCGGGAGTTGATGCGCATCGATGGCGGCGCATTGGTCGTGAGCGTCACGACCGATGATGTCACGGGCGAGGTACTGTCTGTTTCTACGGAAAGTTCCGCGCGCATCTCTCGCAAATACCGGGTCATCATCACTGATCCACGAGACAAGGCCTCATTTTCCACTAGCGAGATTACGAGCAGTCAATCACAATCCATCACGGACGCCGCGATGCAGGCGAGGCGGATGCGCTGCTTCACTGCACACGAGGCGATGCAGCAAACGAAAGAGGCACTCCGGGCAGCCGTCACCATTGAGGTAATTGGCTGAGATGGCAGCGCCTACCAATCCCAGTGGTAACACCGTCACCAGCGGGGCCAGCTATTCCAAGCCGACTGGCCTCGCCAATGGTGATGTGGTGCTCATCCGGCATCACTGGTTCAACAGCTCCAGCAGTCCTGCTACAGCGCCGAGCGGCTTCTCCAGCGCCTTCCCGGCTGTCGAACTGGATTACGGCGGCGGGGGATACCTGGGCCTCGGTGTGTTCTACAAGGTGATCACGAACGCTGGCGGTGAACCTGGCAGCTATGGAGTGGGGAGCCCTGGCGGTTCGGTGTTCTGGCAGGGCGGCCGGATAGACAGGATCTCCGGGGCCGATACCACATCGCCGATTGATGATGCCGGGAGCAACTCCGGGAACAGCGGCACTCAATCCACCGGCGCGAACATCACGACGTCACAGGCGGATGCGCTGCTGTTCGCTGCCTGCGTGAGCAACGGGGCGAACGCATCGAACCCGAGCGGCATGGCTCAGCAGTACGAGATCGACGGCGGCGACGCCGAGGGCTGGTCGGAGACGCTCTCGGCCCAGCTCACGAATGCGACGCGGTCAAGCGCGCTGTCGTTCTCCACGTCATGGGTGAGCGGGTTCGTAGCGTTCAAGCCCCCTGGCGGTGGGGGCATCACTGGCACGGTAGCGGCCACACTCCCCAAGTTGGCCGCATCGGCAACCGCCACGCAGAAGCAGGCCGGGAGCATCAGTGCGACGCTCCCGAGACTCACAGCGTCTGTGACTGCGACGCAGGCTCAGATCGGCGCCCTGGTCGCCACGCTCCCGAAACTCACTGCTAGCGCGACCGGTACCCAGCGGCAGACCGGCACCATCGCGGCAACGCTCCCTGCCCTCACGGGTAGCATCAGCGCGATCCAGACACACATAGGGACGGTGGGGGCGACGCTTCCTGCGTTGACGGCCTCGGTAGCCGCCACGCAGACACAGACCGGAACGGTCGCGGCGGCTCTCCCATCGCTCACGGCCTCGGTGACCGGAGCCATGCTGCCTGCGGGCACGGTCGTTGCGACCCTCCCGTCACTCACGGCGAGCGCTACGGGCGAGGTGACGAGCACCACACCTACGGGCTCGGTCGCGGCAACGCTGCCATCCCTCACGGCGAGCGTCACGGCCGCGCAGACTCAGACAGGGGCCATCGCAGCAACGCTCCCCTCGCTGACGGCTGCTATCAGCGGGGTGATGCTGCCTGAGGGCACCGTCACCGCGACACTCCCCTCGCTGATAGCCAGCGCCAGCGCCAGCGTCACGACGGAGAATCCATCCGGGGCGGTGAGCGCGACGCTGCCCCGGGTCACGGCCAGCGCGACCGGTACACAGACGCAGACGGGGACCGTGGCGGCCACGTTGCCCGCGCTCCGTGCATCGGTAGTGGCCGTCCAGGGCAACGCGGCCGTCGTGGCAGTCATCCTGCCCAGCGTCTCGGCATCGATCACCGGGACGCAGACGCAGGCCGGCAGTGTTGCCGCGACGCTCCCCAGGCTGATCGCATCGACCTCGGGCGCACAGACCCAGCAGGGGACGGTGACCGCCGCTCTGCCCTCACTGACGGCGAGCGTGGCAGCTCATCTCGTGCCGGTGGGAACGGTGGCCGTCATCCTGCCCCCGCTCCGGGCATCCATCGTGGCGCGCTTCGGGACGGTCAATCCGCACACGATCGCTGCCCTCGCCTCGTACAACCCGACCATCGCCGGCACAGCTTCGTACAGCCCCACACTCGCGGCTACAGCGAGCTACACACCGACCATCAGCGGCATGGCATCGGAGGGATAGTCCATGGCAACACTTTCGCCCATCACGAAGGAGAACGAGTTCTGGACGGGGATGGACCACGAAATCGAGTTCACGACCGAGCAGGACTTCACTGCCTACACGCTCGCCTGGCACCTCTACGCGCTCCCGCTCCGGCCTGCCGGACAGAACACCGCACTGGTCTCGAAGACCACGGCCGGAGGCATCACCCGCAACTCATCGACGCTGGTCACCGTGGCGATCGCGGATACCGATACCGAGAAGTTGACTGGCGCGGACAGGGCGAACTACTGGCACGAGCTCGTGCGCACGGACGATGGCAGTGAGCAGGTGCTGGCCTATGGCCCGGTCGTGCTGCGCCAGAGCGGAGGAGCCTGATGCTGTGGTTCGTCGCACTCCTGGGCATCGTGCTGGCCACACCGGCCGCGTTTGGCGTGGCGCTGCTGTACCTGGGCGACGCGGCGCGCGCGGACCGTTTTCTCACGGGCATGGTCGTGGGCTCGGGCCTCACGGCGTTCCTGCTCGCTGGCGCGATGGTGACGGGGTGATCGCGATGCTCGAACGGCGGCGAGAGGATGCGCTCCCGGAGAACCGCCGCTACGTCGACTCCGGTTGCGAGGTGTCGCCGTCGTGCCTGGCGTGCCCGCTCGAGCGCTGCCGCTACGACGAGCCGGGGGCGTTCGCCGAATTCCGCCGTGCGGCGCGGCTCGCGCGCATCCGGGAGTTGCAGGCTGAGGGGCTGACCGGGGAGGCCATCGCGGACGAACTGGGCATCTCGCGGCGCACGGTGTTCCGCGACCTGCAGGGGGAGCGATGAGGTGTGACGCGTGCAGGGTGGAGAACGAGACGGTGGCGTGGGTGGTCGTGCGCGGCCGCTGGAGGTTCACGTTCTGCCGGAAGTGCCGCATCCGCCATGGGGCGGTGTTGGTGGAGGTATTGATATGACGTGGTTCGCACTGGGGTTCGTGCTGGGGATGGCGACCGTCGTGCTCTGGGCGATGTGGCCGGAGCTACGGAGCGAGGCGCAGTGGGTGGAGTGGGGACGGTGAGCCTCGTGCGCTGCACGACGTGTGAACGCCGCCTGCTCGACGCTATCGAAGGCGTGCTCGACGCCTTGCCGCTCAACACCGGCGAGGGGATGACACAGCACGTGGGAATTCTCGGGGTGAGCATCGTGGCGCTCGCGGAACTGCGGGCGGCGCGGGACGCATACCAGGGGGTGACGCGATGACGGTACGTGGCGACTGGATCGATTGGGCCGAACGCTTCACGGGGCCGCCCGGGAAAATGTACGCGCAGCGCAACGAGGGCGCGGGCATCGTCCATCACAGTATGGAGGGATGGTACGCCGGTTCCATGGGCGAACTCATGCGCACAGAGCGGCCGGCGTCGTGGATGTTCAGCATCAAGCTCGACGGGACGCTCGTACAGCACTACCCGATTACGGCCTCGTGCTGGGCGAGCGGGAACGCCTTCGCGAACACGCGCTGGTGGAGCGTGGAGCTTGAAGGCACGGCGGCGATGCCCATCAACGATGACCAGCTGCGCACGGCACTACGGCTAATCGCGGACTGGACCGCGTGGAGCGGCAAAGAAGCGACGCGTGCGGGCGACCTGGACACGCGGACGCTGTGGGAGCACCGGGAGGTGGCGACGCTGGCCGAGCCGAACGCGGGGCCGACGTCGTGCCCTTCTGAACGCTACGCGCGGCTGTGGGCCGCACTGGAGGATGAGATGCCTGATCCGAGAGTAGATGCACTGGTAGCCGCGCTGGGCGGCATGGAGGCGATCGAGGCGTGGAACCGGAACGGCAATTCGCTGCTGCTGGGCTACGCAATCGAGCAGGAGAAGCAGGCCAAGCTGGCGGCGGAACAGGTGCGCCTCGCGGAGATGGTCGCGGCGGGGGACACGCTCGCCGCGGGGGACGTGGTGGACGCCATGAAGGCGATGATCGCCGCGTGGGAACGGGAGAAGGCGCCATGACGCAGACGGACGAGATCCTGGGGCTGCATCACCAGCTGGACGGGGTGACCGCTGGCCTCGGGGCGTACGAGCTGCGCGCGGTCACCGTGCTGGCGCGGCGCATCCGCAGCGGGCAGGAGCGCTACGGGATGCTTATGCCGGGAGACGGCCGAGATTGGCTGCGAGAGCTGAGCGAGGAGCTGCTCGACGCGAGCATCTACTGGGCGTTCGCGGAGGCGTTGGCAGAGGGTAATCCGCCCCATGAGGGCGAGGGAGGTTAGGTCATGGAAGAGTTTATCACACAGGTTGACCCTGCAATCCTCATCCTGCTCGGCGGTCTGTTGCCGCTGGTGCAGGCGATCATCAATCGCCGCGGTTGGGCGACCGAGACGAAGGCGCTTGCGGCGTTTGGCGTCGCCGTCATAGCTGGCGTGGGGTCGGCGTTGCTCATGGGCATCGAAACACGGGCCGGCATAGTGACCACCGCGGCCGCGGTCTACGCGCTGTCCCAGCTCGGATATTTCGGCGTGTGGGACCCCGTGGGCCTCGCAGACAAGATCGAGAAGCGCACCGGGTAGCCTGCTAAACTGACGCTGCCTGGGATGCCGACAGAGGGCGGACCCTACGTGCCGAGACGGGTAGGGTCCGCCTTCGCTTTCTACAGCATCCCCACGTTGCCCAAGAGCTCATTCGCGGGCAGGTCCAGGTCGCCGTGCCAGAACGCCTCGGCTGCGTCGAGCACCATCGCCGCCTGTGCCTCGGTGAGGGCGGAGAGCCGGACGATGAGGGCGCGCCACTCGGTCACGCCGTATATCTCATCCAGCCGGTCGCCCTCGGCATCAGGGCCGACGCTATCGAGGATGGAGAGCAAGAGTTCGTCGCGTGGGCTGATGCCCTCGGTTCGCAGGTGGCCGTTGAGCGCCGCGACGATTAGCTGCGCCTCCTCGGGCGAGAGGGTGAGGAAGTCGCGGATGCGCAGTGCTTCGCGCGGCGGCCGACCGGGCGGGCGGTCGCGCAGGGCGGCGATATCTTCGGGGCTGAACTGCCAGCCGTAGATACCACGGGTGCCAGCGCGCCCGGCCAGAGCGAGCTTGCGGACGCGATCGGGGGTGATGCCGAGCATGGTTGCGGCCTCGTCGGTGGTGTAGGTAGTCATCGGTTTCTCCGAGTGTCAGGCGTTCAGCGATCGGATCGATTGATCAGGGCTTGGAGGCGCAGTGATGGCATGTACGGGCGGGGGTTGTCCTTGCCTACATGCGTTACGTTGACGAGTCCGAAGCGCCGCTTTCGGGCTATGGCGGAGTAGTTCGCGAAGGCCGCCTCAGAGGAGAGGCCCTGTTGACGGTTCAATTCAAACTCCTCGCGATACTCATCCGCTGTGATCCCGTGGCTGCGGCGGGAGTGTTGGCCGAGCGAGCGCCGTACGAACTGCCCGCAGACGTGGCATTGGGGCTCTCCGTCGGGTGAGTACACCATCTGGCCGATGGGCGGGAGGCCTGGGCGTGCGGGGCGGGCATGGCGGGCGAATCGGACTGCCATCTGCAGATCGTTCCGGCAGTCTGGCTGGCGACAGAACACGCCCTGGTTGATTCTCTCCCGCATGGGGGCGAGACAGACGACGCACTGGCCGTTCCTCCGTCGTGTGTAGTGCCTGAGGCAGAGCCCGCGGGCAACTACCATCTCCCCGCAAGGGCGGCCCTCATCCGGGATGAGGCAGGGCAGGACGCGACTATGAGAGCGGCAGAGACCACGGACAACATGGTCGCGACTCTGGCAGTCGGGCTGAACGCACTGCGCTGGACTGCGGTTCCCACGCGGGACGTAGTTTGCTCGCCCCCGTCGTCGTTGCCGTTCGCGTTGGCACTCCGTGGCCATGCAAAATCGCCCAACAGCTGGTTCAGGGCCGCGAGCGTTGATGCTGGTGCCGCAGTGTGTGCATGTGGCGGTGGCCATCGGTTTCTCCGGGGCGTGGAAAGGCCCGCCTCGCCAACCGCAGGCGGGCGGGCGATAGTTGCTCTAGGCTTCGTAACTGTAGGAGCGGTGGGCGCGTGTGGTCACCCATTCGCAATCAGCGGCGTGGTGCGTGGCGATCTCTGCCCATGCCTCGTCATCTCGGTATGCGGGAACGTCGGCCGCGGGCACATCAACGTAGCAGTAGATGCAGCGCTCGAACGGCGCATCGATCTCGCGGACGTCGTACTCAGCCTCGGCCCAATCCTCGCCGAGCTTGCGAAGCTCGATGATGGCGGCCTCGGCCTCTTCGCGGGTGTCGAACACGTTGTCGGTGCCGAGCTGGTCGCTGACCCACTGGCCAGCCTCGTCGAGCGTCACGATTTCGAACAGGGCGGTGCTAGTCTGGGGGTTCGTCATGGTAGGACTCCTCTACTGTGGCGTTCTCCCGGAGGGGCCTATCCCTCCGGGGACACCCATAATTTATCATGCGCGGGATGGTTTAGCAATAGGGTTCCGCGTCAAAATGTGACGAGTTTTCGGGCTGGGGGTGGGATGGCTAGCCGTGTGAGCGGCATCGCCCGCCGCGTTGGGCGGCATACCAGCACGAGGGGCAGTAGAGCAGCGACCAGCGGATATCGAGCCGCGGGAAGCGCGCATTTCGCGCGCGCTTCCCGCGCGAAGCACGCGCGAGCTGCGCGGGTTCGCCGCGGAGGCGATTGCGCATCCGGCGAACGGCGCGGTGAGTGGGTTCATCTTCCATCAGGCCATCAGCCTCCGGTACGCGCTGATGGCGGCATCATCCTCGCCCTCCTCTGAATAGACCAGCGACATGGTGATCGTGCTGTGGCCCAGCAACCGCTGCACGTGGGCGATGTCGAGGCCCCTGCGGCGCGCGGTAGCGGCGAAGGCGCGGCGGAAATCATGGCTGCTGGCCTGCACCTTGGCCCGCGCAGCGAGCCGGTCGATCACCTGCTTGATGCCCTCGCCGGTCAGGGGCCCGGTGCGCTCCGAGGTGAACAGCGCGCCAGGCTCATCCCCGCGTACGAGCAGCCATTCGAGCATCGCGGCATGCGCGGGTCCGTCGAGCGGCACCTTGCGCTCCACCCGGGTCTTGGTCACCCGCAGGCGCAGCGTCGGCCAGGTGATGCCCGGCTCGACCTCGTCTTCGAGGTTGAGGTCATCGAGCGTGCAGTGGGCGAGCTCGTTGCGCCGGGCGCCGGTGGCGCGCAACGCGTGGATGATGGCAGCGTTACGCGCGGGGTTGCGGCTGGTGATGGCCACGGTCAGCAACCGGGTGATCACGTCGGTATCGGCCCAGCGGCGCCTGACGTTCTCCGGCTTGATACGGAGCACGCCCTTGCGCGGGTCGATGGGGTTGCCGCGCGTGTTCGTGCCGGTTTCCTCGCGCTCAACGAGGAACCCTATGAAGGCGAACAGGTGGCGCTGGTACCAGGCGCGCGTGCCGGTTTTCAGCCCGGCGCCGCGGAGTCCGGCCAGCCACAGCTCGATGTGTTCGTCCCGCCAGTCGCGCGGGTCCGGAGGCGTGCCATCGAACAGCAGGAAATGGCGCACCGCGCGGCGGTAGTCCGCGAGGGTCACGGGCGCGCAGTCCGCGTTCTCGCGCTTCAGCAGGAACAGGTCGAGCAGGCGCTCGACGCGGGCCAGTTCTGGCCGGTCGGTAGACAATCGTGGGGTCACTCGTGCGGCTCCTCTCTGTTGTGGAGCCAGCGGGGGCCGCGTGGGTGACCGTTTCTCGAATCTGGACTAGACGTAAGTCTGCCCGTTGGTAGCAGGGGGGAGGCTCGAACTCCCGACCTCACGATTATGAGAAATGCCACGGGTAGAGCGGCTTTTGGCGGGCTCCTCAGATTCAAATCGGCCGGTTGGGAGGCCGAAAAATCGTGGGGTCACTTCGGAATGAGGCCTGTTGCCGCATCGACCAACGCGTTCCCTTCCAGCATGAGGGCGGTAGCATCGTTGATGGTTGAAGCACTGGCATTGTTGACGCCTGAGCGGAGCAACGTCATGGCTTCGTCAAACTTCCCACCGGCTGCCACCCACTTCTCGTTGAAGGCGTCCCACCGTGCCGAAGGGGATTCTGATTGACGCATGTCCTGCGCCACGGCCTGAATGTCATCCACGACTTGTAAGACGTGGCCTTTCCAGGTCGCATCTGCGAAGTTCACATTCTCTGTAGCCTGCTGGAGGTCCCCCATTAGGCGCTGCATATCCCTGACGTTCGTGGTAATCAGCCCGCCATAGATGGCTTCTGCCGCGGCAACCGCATCAACTGTTGGCTTTGGGGTCGGAGCGTCTGCCGGGGCGCCGGTAGGCGTGGCCGTCGGCTCAGGGGCCCGCGTCTCATCTCCGCCTGGGTCCGCGGCAGCGATCTCGTTGTCGCCGCCACCGGCACTGGCTACAGCGCCGATGATAACAATCGCGAGCACCGCGAGCGCTGTGCCCTTCCACTTCCACGGCAGAGCCCAGAACCTTGCCCAGCCTCGCTGGATCTCCCCCTTGAATGTGCCTTTGTCAGCCATCGCTCTAGACCTCGCTCTGTGAAGATTTGCTCTAACGCGTCAGCAGATGACGCGTCGTGGCCAGGTGGTGACATGACGCCGTAGACGTGCCGCGAACGGTTGTTCTATGGTTGCGCCCATCCCACTTCGGCATGGATGGGGGATAACAAAACCATTGAACGGTGTGTACGATGTCGCCGAGCGCGACGGGGAACGGTAGAGGAGAGTGGCTATGGCGGTTGAGCAGCGGGAAACGGTGATCTGCGGGATTACCGGTGCAACGGCAGACCAGGTACTGGCAGTCATTCGACGTGAGGGCTGGATCGCAGTCATGCCGCCGACCCTGTTACCGGATTCGCTAACCGCGCTCCTGCCTGTGCTAACTGAAGCAGCCCTTCTCGGACGTCTGGCGGACACTCCGCCCACGCGTCAGCAAGAGCCTGGGGCACGCGACGCTGTGGCGTGATGGCGATCTCATAGCCCACCGCCTCTAGTAGCTGCTCCATCGTGATTGGCAGGACGCGGACAATGACGTTCGCCTGATCGGGCGCGACCGTCTGGACTTCGCCACGAACAATGCGGCCGGCGACCTGGCGCCCGAATCGCGAACGCTCCCCAAACTCTCCAATCGAGATTCCGGCCGCCGAGAGCGAGGCGCGCATCAAGCGTTCCAGCTTCGGGTTATGAGTACGGGGCCGCGGCTGTTTCTGGGTCACGGCGAGAAGCATGCATCAAATTTCGAACAACATGTTTGCGGGGTGTTTACAACAGTGTTTGCGCAGTGATATAGTCTGCTCGCTGTGAGAACACCAACGAAGACCATTGCAGTTCGAGTCCCTTTGAACGTGGTTGAGGCCATGGCCGCCGATGCCGACGAGCTGGGCCTTACCCCCGGAACCATGCTGCGCCAGTGGCTGGAACGGCGTTATTCTGCGCTTCCGAACGTTCGAAAATCGAACGGCAATGCTCGAAACAGGCACACAGACACAGACGTTGTGGAGCTCCCGGAATGAGCAAGCAACAACCACTCACGAAGGCTCGCGCCCGGTTAGTGCTGCTGCAGGCACGAGAGGACATCGCCATGTTGATGGCCCGCAAGTACGAGGACCTCGAAGAGGCCTACCGGCTGCTCTCCATCACGACCGAGCTCTACGAGGGCATCACCGGCGAAGAGCCGCCCGAGTTCCAGGTGCGGCCCCGGTTCGAGGTAGTGGCATGACGCAGGACTGGCAGGACTACCCAGAGTACGAGGTGCCGGACCGGGGCGAGTGGCTCGGACCGGTGCTCGCCATCATCGCGGTCAGCATCGCCGCGGCGTTCGTGCGGTGGGTGCTGCTGTGACGCTCACGAACGAGCAGCGAGCTCGCATCGGGGGCCTCGCGCTCTACCGCTCGCGCGGGAAGAGCCGC